CGCCTGGGGCGCGATCAGGCGGTGCGAGCCTTCGCACGTCACCCTCAGCGGGTGCGCCTCCTGGGCCTTCCTATCGCGTCGACCCTGACAGCTCTCCGGATCCATTCACCCACCTTCGACAGGTCGGGCGCCAGGCCCGTCAGCCAGCTGGTCAAGATCACGCCCGACAGGTACCACCGCAGCCACCACGCGACCCGTAGGCGCACGATGACCGGGCTGCAGACCATCAGGTGGTCACCGTCGCCGCGGTCGCCTTGCGCGTGTGGTCGTCGATGATCTCCACCTCGACGTCGTGCAGGATGCCGGTGCTGGTATCCCGGGTGGTGTGGTAGGCGCGCCATGTCACTCCCTCACCGTCCAGGCTTACGCCGACCTTCTCTGCGACGCGTTCCGCGATGATGCGATGGACCACGTCCTGGCTCACGGTTGCCTTGTGGACGTCCCGGTTTTGCTTGTGGGTGTTGATATTCATCTCGTCGACCTGTGACCCATGTCATCTGACGTCTTCGCCGCGTGGCAACCATCGAGGCCCGCGCACAGGATCTGGCAGTTGCCGTCCGTGTCGGGACCCCCCTGGTGCAGCGGTACTTTGTGGTCCAGCTCGAAGCCCTGCGGGAACTCGGTCAGCTTGCCGCAACTGACACAGTACGGACATGCCGACCAGAGGCGCAGACGCCGGGCCTGTAGCGCGCGGCCTGCCATGCGCTTCTCGCTGGGCGTGCCCGCGATAGACATGCGACTGCCGATCATCGCGCGACGCGGCTGCAGCATGGGAATCTTGCCCATTCAGTTCACCAAAAGAACGCCCCGTCGAGCTGGGCTCAGGCGGGGCTAGAACGCTGCGGGATGGCAACGGTAGGGATAATGTTCAGGTTTCTGCCAGCAGGCCGTCAGGCTAACGAACGCAGCCTGCGTTAGGATCTGCCATCAAACAGCACAGGAGGCTTTCGTGCATAAACTTTTCGTCAAATTCGCCAACGCTACGGCGCGGGCGGCCGGTAGCCCCTGGGCCTTCATCACCTGTGTGGTGTTGGTGATCGCCTGGGCTGTCAGTGGGCCATTTTTCCACTATTCCGAAGACTGGCAGTTGCTTATCAACACCAGCACCACGATCGTCACGTTCCTGATGGTCTTTCTCATACAGAGCTCGCAGAACCGGGACGGCGCAGCCATTCAAACGAAGCTTGACGAGCTGATCCGGTCGTCCGACGCGGAGAACGAATTCATGGGCATCGAGAAGCTGACGGACCAAGAGCTGCTGGTGCTGCACGATAAGTGCGCCGCGGCCGCAGAGAAAACGCGAGAAGTGTTGTCTCGAGCCGCGGCTGAAAGAGAGCGGCGGGCTAAAGCCAGAAATCGATGACGTCCCGCGAAAAGATACGCTGCCCAGCCTCACCAGTTGAAGATCAAAAGTTCGCCGCGGTCCGCTTGCGCGCCCGTCCGGCCTGCGCCGCCTACGATGTAGCGGGTTGAAAGGGTTTCCATCCGGAAGCCGTCGAATACCGTCCGGGTGTCGGGGTGATCGTTCAGGCTGACGATGGCCTTGCCCTGGATGGCGCGCATCAAGGAAGCCATCCGGTGGTATTCCTCGGCGCCGAATTCGATGCCGTAGCCAGCGGTCTGCCAGTACGGCGGGTCCATGTAGAACAGCGTGTGCGGCCTGTCGTAGCGCTCCACACACGCATCCCAGCGCAAGTGCTCCAGGTACGTCGATGCCAGCCGAAGATGGGCGGCGGAGAGCGATTCCTCCAGCCGCAGCAGGTTCAGCCCCGGCGGCGCCGTCGTCGCGGTGCCGAAGGTCTGCCCCTCGATCTTGCCGCTGAAACACGCCTGCTGCAGGTAGTAGAACCGGGCCGCGCGCTGGATATCGGTCAGGGTCTCGGGGCGCGTCATCTTCAGCCACTCGAAGACCTGCCGGCTGGTCAACGCCCATTTGAACTGGCGGACGAATTCCTCGAGGTGGTTCTGCACCACGCGGTACAGGTTCACCAGGTCGCCGTTGAAGTCGTTCAATACTTCTACCTTGGCCGGGTCGGGCCGCAGGAAAAACAGGGCGGCACCGCCAGCGAACGGCTCCACGTAGCAGGAATGCTCGGGGAAATGCGGGAGGATCTGTGCGGCCAGGCGGCGCTTGCCACCCAGCCAGGGAATTATCGGTTTTGCCATGAGCTGTAAGGGGTGTTACCGTTGCCTCCGCCTGTACAGGTGGGACGGCCTCGGGCTGCTCACTGGCTTGCTCAGTGGGTCGGCTGTCGGTCGGAAGGTTGCCGCCTTCTGGCCGTCGCCGTCTTCTTCAAAACTGGGTTTGCCGCAAGTGATGCGGCACTCGCTCGGAGGGAATATGGCGGTCGAAAGCAAACATTTCATATTCAACCTGCCAAGAGTGATATATGAAGGCTCGAAAGAACTTGGCACGGCCAGCAAGCCCCGTATCGCCGTCGGTCTGCTCTCTGTCACGGTCGGCTGCAAGGCATGCGCACACGTGTGGCATGCAAGGGAGCGCGGAGAGGGCAGCTTCGAACAGAGTCTCGACCCTGCCCTCACATTCACTTGCCCATCCTGCTCGGTGCAGGAAGCCGTACCGTCCAGCAACTTCTACTGAGAGCAAGCCGCGGCTGCTGGATGCGGGGGGCGGATTCGAACCGTCGACCTCCGGGTTATGAGCCCGGCGCGCTGCCAACTGCGCTACCCCGCAAACGAAAAGGCGCCCGATATGGGAATCCCCATGTCGGGCGCCGCCCTGCCCACGCACCACCAAGTGCTCGTCGATGATGGCCGGCGCTGATCTCCGGCAGGGATGGGTTTCGTGGGGTTGCCACCGGACGTTACGCCGCGACCCGTCTGCCAAATGGCATTGCAGCGCTTCACGCCCATCCGTTACCAGAGCTTCACCGCGCATCAGCCTGCGCATTCACCATCACGGCTGGCGGCTCCCCCGGAAGCAGTCTCCGTCCTGGCCAGGATGTCCACCGAGTAGTCTCAGCGGAACGGACTTGCTGTATTCGGCGCTTGAACCGCCATGCGTGATGATGCTGAAAAATGCAAAAACCCGGCTCGTTTGCACGTGGCCGGGTTTTGGAGGCACTGATGGACCTTATCAGGAATATGGGGATTCTCCGGTCAATCCCCGAAAACGTCAAGCCGGGTGAGGGATAGAACCGATTATCTCGGCTTGCAGCAGCGGCGCCTCAATGCGCCGCATCGCGATTTGCTCGACACCTTCCTTGGGTTCGGAGCCAGCCGTGGCCACATCTTCGCCTCGAAACCAGAGTTTCAACCGGCCATGCTGCAAGGAGGCCGTCTTTTCAGCCACACTGGCACCGTTGGCAATATCGATCATCTGGATTTTGTGGCCCAGGAGTTTGCGCAGTATCAGCAGCGTCAGGCCGCGGTTAATGCTGCAACCCTTCAAGCCGTCGCGCTCGGCGTAATCCGCTAGCATCCGGATCCCACCCTGCCATTCGAAGTTCGGGAGTTTGCCCCGGCAACACGGGCGCCGGCACGCGCAGTCGATCTGAGCCGGTGCAAAGCGCGAGACCAACACCGCCTGATCCAACGCCGTCAGCGTCGAGACATGGCGGCGGATGATTGCGGCCTGGCCGGCGCCGTCCATTCCTGACAGCCCTTTGCCGGTTCTGATCCCGGGGCCGTCCGCCAAGCGGTTCATCAGCGGCCGGTCATACTGCTGCATGGTGAAATTGAAGGCGAAGGCCAGCGCATCCGGCGCCGATTTGAAGAGGGGTTCATCCATTGCTTTTCTCCTGATTATCCTTGCGACGTTCGCCCACGGCTTTGCCGTTGCGCGCAACGCATTTCCACCACCATGTCAGGCCCCACCCGCGCGAAGTGAGTTTCATTCTTGGAATCCCCTCTGCCTGCGGACGGGGCGGTCCTGGTAAGCGGTCATCGAACCGGTAAAGTTTTCGAAACGCATGAACTCGCCCACGTAGGTCAGCACCACCTTCCCAGTCTTGCCCTGGCGGTTTTTCATAACGAAAACTTCAGCACATCCCTTCCATTCGGTGTCGGGGTTGTCCTGCTCTTCTCGGTACAAGCCAATCAAAACGTCCGAGTCCTGCTCGATCGATCCGCCGTCGCGGAAGTCCGACGCCTTGGGGCGCGGGCTGGGGCGCTTCTCGATATCACGGGAGAATTGCGAAAGCTCCAGCACGACAATGTCCAGAGTCTTGGCGAGGATCTTCAAGCCCTTAGTGATGGCTTCAATCTGCTGGTAGCGCTTCTCTTCCGCTCCCTCCATGAGCTGGAGGTAGTCGACAACCAACAGGTCAAGGCCGTGCCTACGCTTGATGGCACGAGCCTTGGTCAGCACATCCAGCAGCGTCAACCCTGGCTGGTCGTCAATGAACATGGACACGTTCGACGCCAGCCCTATCGCATGGGTAATACGCGGCCAGTCTTCATTGGTGAGCCGATCCTTCGGCGCTGCCAGAGAAGCCGCCGACACCTTGCCCCATCCGGCGATGGCCCGCTCAACCACTTCGGCCTCCGGCATTTCCATGGAAATGAACAGGACGGAATGCCCGGCTTGGGCCACGTTGCAGGCGATGGTTTCAGCGAAGGCAGATTTACCCATGCCCGGGCGAGCCCCAACGGTGACAAGAGACCCCCGGCGCATTCCGCCGTTCAGCAACGCATCCAAGTCGGTAAGGCCGGTAGGGATCCCGAGAATGGGCGCCTCGCCGTGGAATCTCTCGTCCAGGCCATCGACGTAGCGACC